CCATGACAGCAGAACTGAGTGTGGAGCTGATTGAAGCGATTCTTTACGCAGATGACGGTGCGTCTGAAGTTGTGAAGGAATTCAAAAGTGGCGCACTGACACTTGGAATCGATGATATCGGATCCTTGGTGGCACAGGATTTGACCGGGTGTAAAATCGACAGCAACAATGTCGTTGTTTCAAGAAGTGAAGATGGAGGAAGTCCGGTGGCAGTCGGGTTTCGTGCAAAGAAAGCCAATGGAAAGTATCGCTACTTTTGGCTTTACAGAGTTATTTTCTCGGTTCCTGCCACAACCCTTGCAACTAAGGGTGACTCCATTACCTTTAGCAGTCCCACCATAGAAGGCACTGTGTTTAGACGTAACAAGCTGGATGGCGAAAACAAGCATCCTTGGAAAGCAGAAGTCACTGAAGGAGATAATGGTGTATCAGCTTCAACAATTTCAAGTTGGTTCACATCCGTTTATGAACCGGACTTCACAGCGGTGACACCGACCATTACCATCACAACCCAACCTGCAGGACTGACGGAAGTGACAGCCGGTAGTATTACAGGAAGCCTATCTGTCGTAGCTGAGTCTAACACCAGCGATCCGGTAACCTACCAGTGGTATGAGAATATCATCGATAGTACATCAGGAGGCACAGCTATTAATGGAGAGACATCGGCCAGCTTTGATATTCCAACGGATCTTCTGGCAGATACCTATTACTATTACTGTGTTCTCAGTCTTGTTGGGGCCAGTGATGTAACGACAACCGTAGCAACAGTGACGGTATCTTAATGGGAGGTAAATAGTAATGGCAAATGAAAAGATAGAAGTAGATGAGGTATCAGAAGAGAGGAGCACTACGATCAACATCGGTGGTACTGACTTCAAACTGATCCTAACAACAAAAGCGACAAAGGCGATTGCCGGACGCTATGGTGGGCTTGAGAACTTAGGGGCCAAGCTGATGAAGACCGAGAACTTTGAGATGGCATTGGACGAGATCGTGTGGCTGATTACACTTCTGGCGAACCAGTCCATTTTGATTCATAACATCAGAAATAAAGATGAGAAGAAAGAACTCCTTACCGAAGAGGAAGTAGAGCTTCTCACCACGCCTTTTGACCTAGCTGAGTACAAGAATGCCATCATGGCAAGTATGATGAAGGGAACCAAGAGAAATGTGGAGAGTGAACCCTCAAAAAACGAGGTGGTCGGGTAAGTGATGAAGAGTTATTTACCCGACTGCTCTACTACGGTACAGCACATCTCAACCGAAAAGAAAACGAGGTATGGCTGATGCCTATTGGATACCTCATGGACCTTTGGGAATGTCACAAACAGTTTATTGGTATCTCAAAACCGAGAATGGAATATTTCATTGATGATGTGATTCCAGAATGGATTTAGTAGAATTACGCTACTATCGAAATAATTTTAATAAAAACACAGATACGGGATTATTGATTACGCTGATACCGAAATATGGTGTCTTTTTTCATGCCTGAAGAGGAGGAGGTGAGTCACTATGGCAGGTGATAACAATTTTGGCTTTAAGATTGGTGTCGAAGGCGAGAAGGAGTTCAAGAATGCTCTTAGAGACATCAATCGAAGTTTTAAAGTGCTGGGTTCTGAAATGAACCTGGTCACTTCACAATTTGATAAGCAGGACAAGTCCATTCAGGCAATGACAGCCAGAAATAATGTGCTGAACAAAGAGATTGATGCTCAGAAAAATAAAATCAATACCCTTGAAGCCGCTCTTAAGAACGCCTCTGACTCTTTTGGGGAAACCGATAGAAGAACGCAGAACTGGGCCATTCAGTTAAATAATGCCAAGGCCGACCTCAACAAGATGGAAAATGAACTGGATAAGAATGTTCAGGCCATTGATGAGATGAATCAAGGCTTTAATGAAGCTGAAGATGGTGCAGGTGGATTCGCTGATGCTGTGAATGATGCGGCTCAAGAAACAGATGATGCCTCAGGGAAGTTTGAAAAGCTAGGTGGTGTGTTAAAAGGAATCGGTGCAGCAATCGGAGCTACCGTTATTGCCATTGGCTCTGCAGCAGTTGCTACTGGAGCAAGTCTCATTAAACTGGGCGATGAATACAACATGGCGGTCAATCAGATTTCAGCATCCACCGGGGCTACCGGTCAGGAACTTGAGGAGCTGGGTGAAGTCGCTCAAAATGTGTATAAGCATAACTTTGGTGACAGCTTAGAAGATGTGGCTAATGGTATATCAGAAGTGAAAAAGACAACCGGACTCATGGGCCAGGAACTAGAAAAGGCAACAGAGTCCGGTTTTGCTTTAAGGGATACCTTTGGTTTTGAACTTCAGGAATCTGCTAGAGCTGCAGGGGCACTCATGAAGAACTTCGGAATCTCTTCTGAAGAAGCCTATAACATTATTGCAACGGGTGCTCAAAATGGTGCTGATAAAAATGGGGATCTTCTTGATACGTTAAATGAATATTCTAACCAGTACTCAGCCTTAGGATTAAGTGCAGATGAATTTATCGCGGGCCTTATCGGTGGTGCTGAAGCAGGAGCCTTTAGTATCGATAAGATTGGTGATGCGGTCAAGGAATTTAACATCCGGGCTAAGGACGGAAGCAAAGGAACCATTGAAGCTTTCACATCCCTTGGGTTTAATGCTGATGAAATGACTCAGAAGTTTGCCCAGGGCGGCGAAACAGCCAGTGATGCTTTTTATTCAGTAGTGGAAAAGTTGAATGAAATTGAGGATCCCATTCTTCGAAATACCGTCGGCGTTCAGCTCTTTGGTACTCAGTTTGAAGACCTTGAAGCGGGAGTCCTACCGGTCCTTGCTGGCATGAAAGACAGTACCATTGCAACGAAGGATGCTTTAAGTCAGATTACCGAAGTGAGATACGATAATCTTTCAGATGGATTTGAAGGGGTGAAGCGGTCCCTTCAAGGTGTGTTTCTACCGGCAGTTAGTGAGGTGTCTGCCGGTATTACTGACCTGTTCTCGGGACTGTCAAACGGAATCAATGAAGCAGACGGTGACTTTGAGAAGATTTCAGAGGTTATCGGAGAAACGGTGAGTGGTATTACCACGCTGATAACAGAACAACTTCCTCAGTTTGTTACCTTGGGATTGGACATCATTTTGGCTTTGGTGGGTTCAATCGTAGAGAATCTTCCTATGATTATCGACTCTGCCATGCAGATCGTGTTGACGCTCTTAACCGCACTCATTGAGGCTTTACCACAGATTACAGAAGGGGCCTTATACCTGGTGATGGCTTTGGTGGATGGGATTATCGCCAATCTGCCGGCTCTGGTTGAAGCAGCTCTTGTGATGATTGTGACCTTAGCCACTGGGATTGCAGAGGCGCTTCCCGAGCTGATTCCATCCATTGTGCAGGCGATTATTCTTATTGTAGAGACGCTTATTGCCAACATGGACCAGATTTTGAATGCGGCTTTTCAACTGATCCAGGGTCTGGCTACCGGTATTTTAAATGCCCTACCAGTATTAATTGAGGCTTTACCTCAGATCATCAGTAGCATTGTGAGCTTCTTAGCTGGAAACTATCCAAAGATTATCGAGAATGGGATTCAGCTGACTATTCAACTGGCAGCTGGACTTATCAGAGCGATTCCACAGCTAGTAGCTCAACTTCCACAGATTATCACGGCTATTGTCACCGGTCTTGGTAGAGCGGTATCTTCCATGAATGATGTGGGAAGGAATATTGCCAGAGGTCTATGGGATGGTATCTCATCCATGATAGGTTGGCTCAAGAGTAAGGTGGATAGCATGGTTGGCGGTATTGTGCGGGGCGTTAAAAGCGTTCTTGGAATCCGCTCACCTTCTAAAGTGTTCGCCGGTATTGGTGCCAATATGAGTGAGGGTATTGGAGAAGGCTTTACTGAAGCCATGAGTGGTGTGGAAAAGGATATGCAAGACACCATTCCTACGGACTTTGATTTGGACCTGAACTCTCAGGTTTCAGGAAGTCTTGGAGGTTCGGAAGGTGCAGTCTTTGATGTGACCATTCCACTAACTATCGATGGTAACATATTAACACGTGTCATAGCCCAGCTTCAGTGGAATCAAAATACCGTTACCGTTAGAAATCTCGGAGTGGCAGGATCATAAAATAGAGAGGAGGGATGAGCCTTGATTGAAATCTATGCGGGTAGTACTTTGCTTCAAAGCATCAAAAAAGTTATGAGTGCTAATGTCAGAGAAACCTTGGAAGGAGAATATACCCTTTCATTCACGGTACTGGCAAAGTCAGCGCTGGCACTTAAGGTAAAACAGATCGCCAAGCTTGATGATCAGTATTTTGAAATCGTTCAGATATCAAAGAGCCTTCAGGGCAGCCTTCCTATCTGTTCAGTGATCTGCGAGCATGTCTCTTATGTCCTAAACCATGAGATGTATAACATTACGGAGTTTGATTTCACTGGAGATCCGGCTGCAGGACTTTCTCAAGTTTTAGCTGGAACACCTTTCAATGCAGGCATTGTAGATTTCACAGAAAGCGTCACCATGAAAATCAATCAGGAAGTATCAAGGAGGGCAGCCCTTATGCAGTACATTGCCATCCTTGGTGGCGAGATTGAGTACGATGGTTACAACATCAACATTCGAAGTCATAGGGGAAGCACTGACTATATTCCGGTGATGGATTCAAAGAATGTAACCAACGTAGCGGTATCCCATGATTCCAGGGAGAATGCATCTTCTTATGACATTTCATTCTTTAAGCTTTTGAACCTTGCAGTGGGAGATAATGTACAAATTGTGTTTAGTCCTCTAGGAATCAACGTGAAAACTAGAATCATCTCCTTGGAATACAATCCTTTTTACCGGTACAACATTCGTGTAGAGGTCGGAAGATACAGACCCAGTATTTCAGATACCTTCTACCGGATCGAGAGTTCTCTTTCTAGTGTGGGAAGCTCGGTAGATGATATCCAAACACAGGTGAACGACCTAGGGGTGTCCTATACCATCGTTTCTAATCTTGTCGTTACAGAAACCACAATTGATGTGACTTACACAGTGGAGAAGGGCGATACCCATCAATATCATGCCCAGTATCAATACACCACAGATAGCGGGGGAAGAATCACAAGCATCACCCTGGATAACATTTTCTCAGAGCTTCTATTAAAGGAAGTCTCCACTTTAACGGTGGATATGATGAGTTTTTATATTGAATATGCAGATGGAACAACAGCAACATACAACTATACCGTGGATAGCGGTGGTCGAATCACCAGTGTCACGAAAGTATAAAGGGGGGGGCTGATTCCATGAGTTATGATCATATTTTCAATAATACCTTGGCCATCTGGACAGCCTTCGGAGGACGTGGTGAAGTTCTCTTCACCATCCCAACCTTGAGCTGGACCAAGAAGTACTATAACAACTTTGGCTATACCCAATATGGAAGTGAGAAGCAGATCAATGTCTACGATAATGGTAACGCGCAGATCGCAGTTTATTATGCAAAGACCCCCTACATGTCCTACTGGAACAAGACAACAAAGCAGTGGACCGTGGTCAGCGTTCCTTGGTGGAGCTATGGACAGCCGGAGATTCTTTATGCAGCCAATGGTGTGTTTATTGCTAAAATCGTTGGCCTTGCCAATGTCATCGCATCCTTTGACGGTATCACCTGGCATAATGCAGGGTATTGTCCGGGAGCTTATAACGCCATGACTTGTGGTGCTTATGATATGAATAGAGGATCCGGAATCGTCAGCTGGTGGTACTATAAATCACCGGTTTATTACAGCTTCGATTCATTGGAGGAAAGAACCGCCTGGACATTGGTTGGATCTGATGGAACTTCTGTACCAATCTTTAAATATTTGACCACCCATAAAGGAAACTTTGTAGGTGTGGTTGGTGGCGACAAATCCATAGCAAGAGCTAGTTCAAACAGTCCTGGTCTTTGGACCACAACCATACCTGAGGATGTGAATGATACCCGGTATATGTTTATCCGGTCCGTGAATGATGTCCTCTTTGTGATGAAGTTCAACTACACCAATGTGGGCGGAGATTATACCTACTATGTGAAGCTCTGCGTGATGAGTGATGATGCCACCCAGATTACAGAGACCAATCTTTCCTGGGTAGGGGATCTTGCGAACAACAATATCCCAAATCCAAGGAACATCATTTGGATGGAGGACTGGGGAAAGTTTGCCCTTCTGAAAGAGAGTATGCTCTGCGTTTCCAATGATGGACTGTACTGGGAGGGTTTAGAGCAGCCGGGCTTCACCACAAGTGAGTATGACACCTTTGATGGTGCCATGTATATTCCCGGTGACGGTTTCTATGCCAAGGCAAGCGGCTATGTGTATTACGCTCCGTACTAAAACACGATTGAGGATAATGATTAGGACGCTCTTAACTGGGCGTCTTTTTATATACAAACTTTTATGAAAGCGAGGAAAAGAACATGAGAGATATTTGGACCTTTCTTCAGATGGCTTTTGCAGCCATTGGTGGTTGGCTTGGTTGGTTTCTTGGAGGATACGATGGATTTTTATATGCCCTGATTGCCTTTGTGGTAATTGACTATCTGCTGGGAGTGATGTGTGCCATCTTGGAAAAACACCTATCCAGCGATGTAGGTGCTCAGGGCATCTTTAAGAAAGTGGTGATTTTTTCTTTGGTGGGTGTGGCTCATATCATTGATCAGAATATCATCGGAGATGGCAGTGCCATTAGAACCGCAGTGATTTTCTTTTATCTATCCAATGAAGGAATCAGCATCATTGAAAACTCAACAAGACTTGGACTACCTATACCGGAAAAGCTAAGAGACATCTTGGAGCAGTTAAAAGACGGAGGGGATAAGGATGGCACTAAGTAATTTAAAAACAAAGTACATGACCAGAAATGATTGCTATACAGCTGGGAGAAAGATTATGCCTAAAGGCATCATGGTTCATTCTACTGCCACACCGGGCGTGATGGCTTCTGATTGGTTCAGCAGATGGAATAAATCCTACAAGGCTGGTGAAATAAACAGACAGGTCTGTGTTCATGCCTTCTTGGATGATAAGGAAATCTGGCAGTACCTGCCTTGGAACCATCGAGGTTGGCATGCCGGAGGAGATGCGAATAATACACACATCAGTTTTGAGATCTGCGAGCCGGGTGGGTTTTCTTATTCTGGCGGTTCTAACATGGTGGGCTATGATGTGAAGAAAAATGAAGCCTACTTTAGAAAGGCATGGCAGAATGCAGTAGCCGTTTGTGTCCATCTCTGCAGAGAGTATGGTCTGAGTGAAAAAGACATCCTCAGCCATGCTGAAGGAAATAAAAAGGGGATTGCATCAAATCACTCCGATGTTGGCCATTGGTTTCCAAAGCATGGAGAGAACATGGATACCTTTAGGGCAGCGGTAAAGAAGGCTCTATCAAAAATGGATGAAAAGGTCCAAAGCTTTCAGATTGGTGATGTGGTTTCTATTAAGCCGTCAGCTTCTAAGTATTATCCCGGTGGCCCTACTATTCCGGCATGGGTCAAAGAGCTTCACCATAAGGTAACACAGACGGAATTCAACAATAAGCCAGTAATTCATGCAGGAAAGGTATGCGTCCTTCTTGGTAAGCGGGTGGATAAGAAAACAAAGCAGGAATCAGCCGGCATTATGACATGGGTAAATGAAGATGAGCTGATTCTCGTGAATCGTATTAGGGATGACATTGAGGAAGATATCCAGCCTAAGAAATACTATAGAGTACAGGTTGGGGCCTTCAGTAATCGTGAGAATGCAGAGAATCTCATGAAAGAACTGACGAAATCCGGATTCAAGTGCTATGTGAAATACGAATAAAAATAAGGCTAATCAAACAAAATTTAATGTTTGGTTGGCCTTTATTTTTTGCCGGATAGCTGTTTGCTAAGACTGATTATTAATGGGGGTGGAAACCCTTGTAATGCTTGACTTATAGGGGCTTTAGAGTGATATATAGACTACCCCAAATAGAAAGGAGGATGCAGCATGCGAGTTAGGGTAATCAAACCGATTTCACCAAAAGAGAAGAAATTAAAAGTGTGTGCATACGCTCGAGTTTCAACTGATAGCTTGAAGCAGGAAGACTCATTAGAAAATCAGACATCTACCTATGAGCGTATCATTACATCAAATCCTGCCTATGAATATATAGGCATTTATGCAGACCAAGGCATCTCCGGTTACTCTGAAAATAGGCCAGCATTTAAGTCTATGATTGAGAAAGCCAGAGCAGGAGAGATTGATCTCATCATTACAAAGTCGGTTTCAAGATTTGCACGAAATACCGTCACCGTTCTAAAAGTTGCTAGAGAACTTAAGGAACTGGGTGTCGGTATTTTTTTTGAAGAACAAAATATCAATACTTTATCAGGGGATGGTGAGATGATGCTTACTGTTCTCGCTTCTTTTGCACAGGAAGAGTCCAGAAGCATGAGTGAAAATAACAAGTGGATCATGAAGAAGAAATTTGAGCGAGGTGAGATCATGGTCAACACCAAGCGTTTCATGGGCTATGACAAAAACGAGTATGGTGAGCTAATCATCAACCCCGAGGAAGCAAAGATCGTACAGAGAATTTTTGACATGTACCTTCAGGGAATCGGATCTTTCAAAATAGCTGCAAAGCTAAATGAAGAAGGGATCCAGACGATAACCGGAAAGAAGTGGCAGGATACCACAATCAGAGGGATGTTAAAGAATGAGAAGTACAAGGGGGATTGTATTCTTCAGAAATACTACACTCCTGAAAACATGAGAGGAAGAACCGTCAGGAACAACGGTGAGGTTCAAGCCTACTACATTGAAGAAAACCATCCAGCCATTGTAAGCATTGAGGACTGGGAGAAGGTTCAGGAACTCATGGAAAGGCGAAAGAAGAAACGAAAAATCGGCGCAGGAGGGGTTGAGAAGTACAAGAACAGATACCCATTATCGGGAATGCTGATTTGCCCGCACTGCGGAAAGACCCTAAGACGAAAGCAGGTCTACAACAAGCGCATTGAGTGGTGGTGCTCCACCTACATTACTAAAGGAAAATCCACCTGCAAAGGGATAAAGATAGCAGATGAAATCGCATCAAAGAAAAACATTACAGAGCAAACGGTGATAGAGGAGGTTATGATCGATGGCGAGAAGCATTACAGTTATACCAGCAAGACAGACTACGACAGGGGAATCAGAAACGAACCAGATGCCCCAATTGCAAAGAATGGCAGCATACTGCCGCGTGTCAACAGACAACGAAGAACAGCTATTAAGCTATGAGAATCAGGTAAGATATTATACGGAATACATCAACAACAGCCCACTTTATACGATGGCCGGCATTTATGCCGATGAGGGAATTTCAGCCACCAATACGAAGAAGCGTGAAAACTTCAATCGAATGATAAAGGACTGCAGAGACGGAAAGATTGACATGATCATTACCAAGTCCATCAGCCGATTTGCACGGAACACACTTGACTGCTTAAACTTTGTTAGAGAGCTGAAGGAGCTAGGTGTGGGGGTCATATTTGAGAAGGAGGCAATAAACACACTCGATGCCAAAGGAGAGGTGCTACTCACCATTCTCTCATCCCTTGCCCAGGATGAAAGCAGGTCCATCAGTGAGAACTCCACCTGGGGAATTAGAAGGCGCTTTGAAAACGGACAGTTCAAGATGAGCACAAAACGCTTCCTGGGCTATGACACTGATGAGAATGGCAAACTGGTCATCAATCGAGAACAGGCTAAAATCGTGGAGAGGATTTACGATGAATACCTTTCAGGCAAGACAGTTGACCACATCAAGCGGATACTTGAAAAAGAAGAAGTGAAGAACTGGAATGGAACGATCAAGTGGCATGCAAAGACGATTCAAAGCATGCTTCAGAATGAAAAGTACAAGGGCGATGCCATTTTGCAAAAGAGCTACACTGTTGATTTTTTGACTAAAAAGCGAGCAAAGAATGAAGGCCACATTCAGCAGTACCACATCGAAGAAAACCATGAAGCCATTATTGACCCGCTGATTTGGGAAGCGGTCCAGCTGGAATACGATAGAAGAAGCAACTACATCGAGGAACATGGGACCAACTCATACTCACACAATCCAGAAAGAAACTTCTTTGCAGGAAAGGTGGTTTGCGGTACCTGCAATCAGGCTTTCACGAGAAAAGGCTGGAAGTCAAAGAACAGTTACAGAAAGGTATGGCAATGCCAGGAACGCTATAAGGTCAAAGGGGTACAGGGCTGCACCAACAGGCACATTGATGAAGTGATTTTGATTGATGCCTTTATCCTTTCCTGGAACGCACTCCTTGATAACCGAGAACAGCTTGAAAAGAAGTGGGAAACCACTGCAGAGTTTGGAAACCCACTGGAACAGTACAGAGCTGTCCAATTTGCAGATATCACAGAAGATGCAAAACATATAAAAGAAATCGATACGGACTTCATCTTAAGAACCTTGGACCACATCAAAGTTTATGAAACGGGGAAGATCATCATCCGCTTCATGGACGGAACGGAGATGGAGTGTAATGGAGAATAAGCAGTATGAGCAACTGATTTAGGGGGGGTTCTAAGTCAGTTGTTTTTTATTGAATTTAAAGTAGTTAGTAATAATATTAACAACTATATTGACAACTACTAATAACATGTATATACTTTAACTATTAGGAGGGATATTATGGTAAAAGAACTAGTGGCTCAATGCCCAAGATGCAGTGAAAAATTGATAGCAACAAAATTGAGTTGTAATAATTGTGAACTAGAATTAAATGGCGATTTTCCTCTAAGTAAATTTGACTACCTATCTACAGATGAAATTGACTTTATAGAGAGCTTTCTTAAGGCACAAGGAAACTTCAAAACCCTTCAAAATGAAAAAGGTCTATCATACCCTGCTGTAAAGAAAAAATTCAATAGCATTTTAGAAAAATTAGATTTGTCTCCCACAAATAAAGAAGAGAGGAGTGAAAGCAATATGATAACCGTGGACAATCAGCCAATTATAGAAAGTGATAGCTTGGTCATAAAAAGAATAAAAACAAAATTAAATGATAGTGGTGGTATTACTTCCATTCCACTGTATAGTGGAGATCTTTGTGAAATAGGTTTTGATCCCAACGGAAAGGGTCTAGTGTCAAATAAGATTCCTGTACCTAATCAGCTTCTTTGGGAAGTGTTTGATGCAGCTGTTGAAGTTGTGATTCAAAATGGGGGCAAAGCTATGAAGGGTAAAGCTCGTTCAGGAGCAAAACTTGGAAGTGATGACTTGCCGCTAGATTCAGTAGAAGGCTATATAGCACATAAGGTGCATGGTGCACAAACAGGAGAGACAGCGTTTGGGCCAGGATTTGTAATAGCTGCCATTTTGGACTGGGCGGAGGTTTGCCATAATGATAGAGGGTATCTAACAATAAATCAAAGTTTTATAAGTGAAATATAATAATGGAGGTTGTGAAATGAGTTCGTTGGAAAACAAATTCCATGAAGAAATGAATAACATATATTTTACTGCTAAGAAAGAACTTAAATATAACGCTTCGAGATTTGTTCAGCTTGTGGCAAGGGAGGGTGGACTAAAAGCTGCAAAACAACTTATCTCTAAAAGTGGAGGTACTTATGGATTTGAAGTTCTTTGGGAAAATAATCGTCTTGACTTGTCTGTAGAGGCATTAGTTTTAAGACCTGAATATAATGACCTCTTTACTGATGAAGAAAGAGAAATCTGCCGGAAAAGATTAATAGAATTCGGATATAAGCTTGATTGAGTTTGACAAGTTTATTGAGTAAAGAGGTGATGATATGGCAATTAACTACAAGAAATGTCCTAAATGCAGTTCTTTGAAAAGTATAAAAATTCTATATGGCATGCCAACGCATGAAGCTTTTTTAATGGCTGATGAAGGGAAAATAAAACTTGGTGGCTGCTGTATCACTGATTCTGATCCTGAATATTACTGTAAGGACTGTGAAAATGAATGGGATAGACAGACAGCCATTGATAATGCTTACAAGGAGATAAAAGGAATCACAGCACGTTGAGAGTATAATTCTGATGACGTATTGTGGTTCGAAGGGAAAATAATAGGGATTGACCACAACATATAGTGGTTCGAGGACAATTTTAGAGCGAAAAATGAGCGAAAAAACACCGTTTTTTGACCCATGTTTTAAGGGCATTTTATAGATGACATATGATTATTGGAGTGATTAGAAGGTAAAAATCAGAAAAAGAGGGATAAGAAACTGAATGTTATTTTGAAGACTATTTAGGATTTTAGGTAAAAAAAGCGAATAATAATCATGATAAATTAAACTTGTTTTATAGAAAGGAGCTGAAATTAAATGAACAAAATAGTAATGCTAGATATTAGCTTTGAGTATGGAGATGAAACGAAAACTATAAATCCCATTATATTGATAGATAAAAATGATGTTGTTTTAGTTGATTGCGGTTACCCAAACCTTTTAACTTTATTAGAAGATGAAATGAAATTAAAAGGAATAGACCCAGATTCATTGACAAAAGTACTTATTACACATCATGACGATGACCATATGGGAGCTTTATATGAAATCAAAGAAAAATATCCACATATTAAGGTAGTA